AATGTTGGTAGCAATGCGTTGGTTGTAGATAGTAGTGGGAATGTGGGGATTAAGACAAGTAGTCCTAGTGCAACACTTCATGTTGATAGTCAAAATACTACTGCTCCATCTTTAACATTTGGTGCAACATCTGGTCAAATATTTCAAAATGAAAATAGTGAACTTGCGATTGGTCTTTCTAATTCTTCTCCATTTCCACTTTATATACAAGGAAGAACAAATCTTAATGCTGCTAGAGATATTGTTATAAATCCTTTAGGTGGGAATTGTGGGATTGGGACGAGTTCTCCTATCCGTAAGCTTACTGTATCTCAAGCTGGTACTGCTGAATTTGTCCTGCAAGACACTACTCGTACAGTCGATGGTAGAAACTTTCGTATATATTACGGCGGCGGTGGTCTTGCTTTTGGGACTCTGAATGATGCTGGAACCGCTGGCACAGATCGAATGCTTATCGACTCCAGTGGGAATGTTATAATCAACAATTTAGGAACGGGAACCGTATATTCAAACAGTGGAGTATTAACAAACACAAACCCTTCAGACTTAAATTTAAAAGAAAATGTTGTTGAAGTCAGTTATGGGCTTTCAGAGGTAAGGCAACTCCGACCAGTTGAATTTGATTGGATTGCTGATGAAGCAGATAAGCACGAACTTGGGTTTATTGCACAGGAGGTTCAGTTAATCATCCCTGATTTGGTCAATACTTATGAGCGCATTACTAATGAAGAAACAGGCGAAACAGAAATTGGATATGGGTTAGAAAGCACTCAATTTATTCCGGTTTTAGTCAAATCCATCCAAGAACAACAAGCACTAATCGAATCTCAACAGTCCCAAATTGACACCTTGACAACCAAAACTCAAGAACAAGATTTCACAATAGCAAGTTTGATCTCACGAATCGAAGCACTAGAGAACCCATAAAAAAATACTTGACAATTTATTTTTTCTATAGTAGAATATATTTTCATTCTTGATAATTCCTTTCTCCAGGAGATGTTATGATTCTGAAAGATGTTCCTAGAACTGCATTGTTTCTCACCGAATATGAAGCCAATCAAATCAAACCCAAGATTGGGTTTCCTGCCAAGATTATTGAAATAGAAGACCTTTCTTCTGAGCGTGATAGATTTGTTGTTCAGTATGGAAGAATAGAAAAGAAAGAATTTATTCCTCTTGGGTATGTGATATGAAACCATGGCAGAAAGGTCTGGACTTAGATTATCTGATTGCTCAGACAAAAAGATTTTCACATTATAATTCATTCAGCCTTTCGCCTTTTTCTGAAGTCAAAAAGAATAACATTCCTGATATGTTATTAAATGATACATTCCGATGTATTGATGATGTTTGTGTGTTCACACAAAGAACTGTAAAGATGCCATCAAACATCAACATGTATCAGAATGTTTGCTTTGGACAAAAGATGAAAGATGATGTTGTCATTGAGAATCTTTCTTTTGAAAACTTTGACCGTGGTCAGTTGTTTGTTGAATATCTGAATGACATTAAGCAACCAACATGGATTGAAACTTGGACAGAAGATGAACCAACAAATGCAATACTGAAATCATCCAATGCAAAAAAGATTGGTACAAAAATTTCAACCTTTGCAGAACTAAAAGATTATTGGTTTCTTGATGTTGCAAGTTTTTTTGGTGGTCGTGACCATCCAGTTGTGCCGGACTATGAATTCTATAATTTAGCAAAGTTGAAATTGAATTCTTCTTTGATTGAACCATTGGTGAATTCTATTCAGACCAAACTGAATATTCTTCCTGAATTCATTAATCATTATTCTAATTACAACAAAGGTAAATCTTGGTCTGCAATTTCTTTGCGGGGTTATCGTCCTGAACCAGAGTTCATGACAAAGCCTTCAGAGATGAATAATAAATGGAAAGAAGAAAATAAAGACTTGCAATTTGAGATGCAAGATACTACACTATACAAAGAGTTTCCAGAAGTCCGTGAACTTGTTAGCATGTTGAATGCTGAAGAGATTCACAGAATACGCTTCATGAAACTTTCAAAAGGTCAGGGTGAACTGCAAAGACACACCGACCTTGTTGATGAAGACAGCGGAATTGCAAATGGCAAACTGATGCGAATTCATTTTCCTATTGTCACCAATGAGAATGTTCTGTTTAATTCTTGGAGAGTTACAGGTGAGAAACAAACCGAACATATGAAAACAGGTGAAGCATGGTTTCTTGATACAAGAAAACCACATCGTGCAATCAATGGTGGAGAAGAAGACCGTATACATCTTGTGATTGATGTTGTTGCAAATGAATCTGTACGGAGTTTATTGTGAATGCATTGTTTGAAGATACTGCTGATGATTATCTGAAACTGATAGGAGATTGGAAAGATCCTTGGCCAGAACCTGTGATACAAGAACATGATGGTTATCTTGTTGTGCGTGATGACTTATTGAATGCAGGGTCTAAAGTTAGATTTCTGGATTATCTGATAGGTTCTAAACCAGAGATTAACGAATGGGTCTTTGGTTCGTGTCCTGCAACAGGATATGCCCAGATTAGTTTGCCTATTGCATGTCGGAGACATTCAAAGAAAGCAGTGTTGTTCATGGCCAAACGAGACATGAACAACTTACATCCATATCAACAAAGAGGTCTAGAAGAAGGTACCATTTATCATTGGATAGAGAATGGTATGTTACCTGTCACACAAAAAAGAGCAAAAGATTATGCGGCAGCAAATTCAGACAGAATGGTTCTTCCCTTAGGTTTGGAACATCCTACAGTCCTTGCAAGTATTATTAAAGTTGCACAGAATCTTTCGATTACACCAAAAGAAGTTTGGACGGTTGGTTCAAGTGGAACATTGAATCGTGGATTACAGTTAGCCTGGCCTGATGCAAAGATGAATGTTGTCAGTGTTGGACATTCTATGAAACCTCATGAAATAGGAAGAGCGACACATTATAAATCACCATACAAATTTGATAAACCAATCAAGGAAAAAGAAATGCCACCATATCCTAGTGCACCAACTTATGATGCAAAAGTTTGGCCTTTTGTGAAAGAATTTGCTTCACCAGGTTCTTTAATTTGGAATGTTGGATCATGACAGAAGAACTGATTAAACAACATCAAGAAAAAATTCAGTCATTGAATCATTTACTTGAAGAAGCAAGAAAGAGATATGATTGGGTAGCATACGAAAAAATTTTTCAAGAGAAGACTACTCTTGCAGTTGAATTGAGAGAATTACAGGTCAGTCTAAATAAAACTTTAACCAATTCCTAACATGGGGTTGCATATGTTTGCAGAATCAGTTGGTACTATTGATGATATTCAAGGTAGACTTAGAAAACAATATTGGTTAATTGATCATAGTCATGGAAATTATTATGTTGGTAAAATATTTCGTTATGATGATGAGGTAAAACCAGAAGTTCGGCAATTGAAAGTAGGTGACATTATTGATATAGATGATCGTTATTCTCTTCAAAGAGCCTAAGGAGTTTATTTGTTATGAAAAAGTTTTCAAAAAAAGAAATTGAAAAACTTCAACGTGAACATAAGCAGTATAATAAAGAGATGCGGCAAATTCATTGTCACAGTCTGCAAAAGACTTTTGATGAATTTGTCGCTTATCGGTTTGGTAAATCTCTTCCCATCAGAAAAAAAGTATCCACACTTTCTCAAGAAGTTCCTATCTATCAGCGTGAGACTGAAAAAGTTTCCAGTATGAATTCTTTTGGTAAGATTGGTCTTGTAACAAAAGTGAAACAATCTAATAAATATACAGGAGACTTAATTCAAGGTATTGGTGTAATGCACAAGTCAAATGCAGTGCCTGTTATAAATAGTAATGTAGCAAAGGACTTGGCATCAATGCGTAGATAGAAAGGAGCGTCATGGATACCGAAATGATCAAACAGTTAGTTGATGTCGGTGGGACATTAGCTGCACTAGTGGCATGTTTTTGGTATATTAAATTCTTGACGGAAAGACATGAAGTTGAAAGAAAACTATGGATGGACAAGGATACCGAATCAGATAAGGCTCTTAGGGAATTGCTTACTGATTCAAATAGAATTCTTGGAGACATGAAAAATGTTTTCAATGAACATACTCTGCTGTTGCAACAATTGTTGGACAGAAAAATTGAAAGAAGTAGTAATAGACAAGGTTAATAATGAATACATCAAAGATTATTGTTGCACTTGATAATTATTCACCATATATGGCAAGAGAAATCATTGCCAAATATAGTCAACAAGTGTATGGTTTTAAAATGAATCATACACTTTATCCTTACATTGGGAAAGAATATAATAATGTTTTTTGTGATTATAAGTTATACGATATTCCAAGTACTGTTTGTAATGTTATTGAACACTTGATTGATAGTGGTGCTGAAATGGTGACTGTTAATATGAATAATAATCTTGCAGTGTTTGAAGCCATTGAACAGTACTCTGATAAGATAAAACTTCTTGGTGTTACTGCATTGACAAGTTGGGATCATAATGATCCTAATTCTATTCATCGTCAAGAGATTGGTAATATGTATGATCGCACAACATGGATTATGGAGAAGTACAATTTTTGGGGTATGATTTGTTCTCCACGAGATTTAAAATTATTAAAAAATGTTACAAGACTAAAAAAGATTTGTCCTGGAATTCGTAATGCGGATGACGGTAAACAAGATCAGGTAAGAACTGCAACACCAGAAGAAGCATTTGAAAATGGTGCAGACTATCTGGTGATGGGTAGAAGTTTCTTTAAATCTATATAAGACTCTTGCGGGATGTTCCCTCAAGCTGTCTTATAAGCAGTCGGCAAATTTGGGGGTGGTGCCACTGAGGTTCAATTCCTCCATCCCGTACCAAAATTTAAATTAATCATGCATCAACCAACATCCCAAGGTGACCAAAACACTTTTACACAAAATCAATCTAAAGAATTTTATATTAGTAATACTTCTACAAAATTTTATCAAAGGTCACCAAAAATAACTTTTAATTTTAATAAATGGACAATTAGCTGGTGGACTAATGTTAATTCTGAAAAGATTATTCCTAAATTTGGAATTTATGGAGTTGAATCTAATTCTATAAGAATAATGCATAACATTCAATTATTCAAAGGTAATCTTTGTTATAACGGTATTATAAATGATTATAATTATGAAGGAAGTTATGAATATCATATTAAAAATGATTTAAGTTATTTAAATAGATGGAATCATCATGTAATAATTTTTGATACTTCTAAAAATTCTTTTGAACAGATAAGATGGATTTATAATGATGTTGAGATTAAATTAATAGAAACTGCTGATTTAACAGAAGAAGAATTGAAACAACCAAGACTTTTGCAGAAAAAGGAATTTATAGAATCATTTAAATCTCCTTTTCCCATTTCAGGATCTGTTGTAGCAGAAATGGAAAGCGGACCATCAAATATTGTATATGATAAATACGGAATTCGGCCTTTTGCAAAAAATATGAAGGTTTGGTTTGGTGTTTCAGTTGAAGAAAAAATATTATTGTCAGAAGTAAGTGATGGTATACAAAATACTTATACTATGTTAAAACCAGAAAATGATATATCAATTTATTATGATAAATCTGAATCTGATTCTTTTAATATTATTCCTCATCCTGAACGTGATACAAAAATAGTAAATCCAGAAACAAATTTTGAATTTTTTCCTTTCAAAAATAAAATTCAAATAATATTAATTCCTAGTAAAATATTATCTGAAAATGATACAGATAATATTATTACGGAAGACAATAATCATATAATTTTAGATAATTCATTTCCTAATGAAAATTCTATTATATCGGTCAAAGAGAAAACCGATAATAATCCTATAGGCTCTATTGCAGATATAAAATTTTATGATGGTTACGATAATACTACATATGGTAGCAATGGATTTTATTTAACATTTAATCCATCCGACATCAATACGACAACAGATGTATTTGGCATTCCTATTTCTATTCCAGATCCATATGGAAGTTCAGTAGAAGTTCCACCTGATTATTATGCTGATGCTTCTGGTTCAGGTAATCATTGGTTAATAAGTTGAATCTTTGAAGAAAAAACTTGACATGTAAAATTATTTGATGTATTCTATTCTTGTGTTGATTAGTTATGAAAACTATTTGGAGTAGATATGTCAAGGACAACAAGAAGCCACGATATTCTTTTCAAACGTAGTTGCTTTCGCAAACCTCGCTGCGCTCGTGCTCTTCGGTATTCCAAAGATGAATTTGGAATTCGCAAAGGAGCAATCCCTCCAACAGATTATGCTGACATTGATTATTCTTCTTTCAGAGAAGATTGGTTTTTGAAAACATATTTTGTTCCTGTTACTCGCCCATCTGTTACTGATTTAGGAGAAGAAAATGACAACTCATGAATTTGGTGAACTTCAAAATCTTTCTTCTATGTATGACTTTGCTGATGGCACAAAGGCAGAGCAATACATCAAAACTTTTGAAAACGGTTATACAACTTCTACTATCCGTCACACTCATTCATATGGTGGCAATCAAGGACTATATGAAGTTGGACTGTTAGATTCTAATGATAATTTTGTTTCAGTAGAACACATTACTGGAGATGATTCGGTTGTTGGTTTCTTGACGGCCGAAGAAGTTAAGGAAATTCTGAATAAGGTTTCTATGTTGTGAATATAAATAGTTGTTCATAGACTTGGAGTTTTTTATGGACAACTATTCTTATTTTATGGGTCGGGATGGATTCGTCTGGTGGATTGGTGTTGTTGAAGACCGTGATGATCCTGATTTGATTGGACGTGTTAGGGTACGATGTCTTGGTTATCACACTGATGATTTTCAAGACATTGCCACCGATGATCTCCCATGGGCTCATGTAATCCTTCCTCCTACGGCTCCTTACGGAGCAATGCACAATTTGACACCTGGAATGTGGGTTATGGGTTTCTGGAGAGATCCACAATCTATGCAAGAACCTGTTGTCATTGGTGCACTTCCAGGTTATCCTTCATCTGGTCCAAATCCCGCAAAAGGATTTTCTGATCCAAACGATCCAGGAGCACCTGATCCGCAGATCGGAAAATACAAAATCACTCCTGACTATGGTCCGTATCCAACAAGAGTTGGAGAACAAGACACATCTCGCCTTGCAAGAGGAAGAACAGAACCTCATCCAGAAATAGCAGAAAGAGATGGTCTAGCAACATCTTCTGTTCCTACAGCAAATGGAACACCAATCATAAAAGTTGGTGTCGCTCCTGCGGAAAAAGATTTTACAGAAAAATATTTTGATGCTGTAAATGAATCAACAAGCACAACTTGGAACGAACCCAAAGCATCTGATTTGTCTCTTAAAGGACAAGATTTAGATAACAAATATTATACAGAATCTGCAGAAAATAAAGGTGCTGTTGGCGGCAAGAATGCTGAAACTCTAGAAGACAGAACACCTACAATCAAAAGAAGACAAACTGAATATCCATATAACAGAGTTTATGAATCAGAATCAGGACATATTATTGAAATAGATGATACGCCTTTTGCGGAAAGAATGTATCGTAAACATCGGACAGGAACATTCCAAGAATGGGATGCTGATGGAAATTCAGTAACAAGAATAGTTTCAAACAATTATACGATTGTGGCTGGAACAGATTTCGTGAATGTTAAAGGAGATGTTAATCTGACCATTGATTCAAATTGTAAGACATATATTAAAGGTGATTGGGATATTCAGGTTGACGGAAATAAAACTGAAACTGTTAAAGGAAATGTTATTGAAACATATTCTACTGAAGACAAATATACACACACAACAACCGTCAATGGAACAAGAAACGAAACGGTGACCAAAGCAGTTACCGAAACTTATGTATCAACACAAACAACAGCGGCTGGCGGAAAAATTAAAATAACATCCGGTCCAGAAATTGATATGGATGCAGGAGTTATTAATCTAAACTAAGGAAAAAAATATGTGTAATAATCCAAAATGTAAATGTAAAAATTGTAAATGTGAAGATGAATGTACATGTGATGAAGTAAATCCTTGTGGATTGGAGTGCAAATAATGCCACCAGTAGCAAGAAAGGCGGTAACTGAACCAGTATTTACAGTACATCCGGCTGTATTGGATGCAGATCCAGAAGATGGTTGTGTATGTGATGTACTTCCTATTGTAGTAGGAACATTAGCAGGTTCCGGAGATGTATTCGCAAATAGTATTGGTGTTGTAAGAGCAGGAGACCCTGTATTGCCTCATACATTTCCTTGTGCTTGTGCATTACATCCACCTCCTCTCGCAACCTTTAGTGGAACAGTTTTTGCAAATGGGAGAAACATTGGAAGACAAGGTGACTTATATGCTTGTGGTGCAGTTATATTGGCTGGATCGGGTAACGTATTTGCCGGAGGTTAGATGGCAACAAAAAGAAGAATAAGAAAAAGAGATAACAGAACACAATATATAGTTGTATTTCAAGACCTTTATAATGTAAATCGTTATGGTGGATTGATTCGTGCAGTATCATATGAAAATGCAGAATTTATGGCTAGTTGTATTTGTGGAATTGTTATTGGAGAAATAGATCCGGAGACTGGTGAAGAATTTTATTATGAAGACAAGGTAGAAGAATTGAATGAACATACTTTGCGAGATACATGGATGTATTGATATAAATAAACGTAGGAGTATTTTATATGTCAACTAGCGCCTACATAGATGCACAATCAACTAATCTTTCAAAAAGAAGTGCAAGAGTTTATAAAGACCTTAATCTTAATTTTTTAGCACATCCTGTCAAGAAAGATATACAAAGATTGTATGATGTAGAATCCGTCAAAAGAAGTGTACGCAATCTTGTAAATTTAAATAGATTTGACAAACCTTTTCATCCAGAAATATTTGCTGGTGTTCGTGAATTATTATTTGAACCAGTTTCTCCTTTTGTTATTGATATTTTACAATCACAAATAGAAAGTGTATTGAATGTTTATGAGCCAAGAATTGATTTAAGTTCTGTGATTGTCACAGATAATTCTGATAGAAATGAATATATTATTACCATTGAATTTTTTGTCATTAATACACCTGCTGAATTAGTAACATTAGAAACGATATTGCAGAGAGCAAGATAAAAAATGGCAACCAATCCAAGAAGATTTCAGGTAACAGAATTAGATTTTGATGATATAAAATCTAATCTTAAAACATTTCTGAAAGCACAAACTGAATTTACCGATTATGATTTTGAAGGTTCAGGAATGAATATTCTTCTGGACACTTTGGCCTATAATACGCATTATTTAGCATACAATGTGAACATGGCGATGAATGAGGCCTTTTTGGATAGTGCTCTTCTACGTTCTTCTGTTGTTTCTCATGCTAAGACTTTGGGATATACTCCAAGGTCTGCCAGAGCACCAGTTGCATATATTGATGTAACTTTAAACGATAACATTTTAATTAATGCTACATTAGAAAAGGGAACTGTTTTCACAACATCAGTAGATGAAGTGGATTACACTTTTGTTACCAATTCAGATTATACAATTGGAAGAGTGAACGGAATTCTTACGTTTACAAATGTGCCTATCTATGAAGGTACATTAATCACAACAACATATACTGTTAATAAATTGAATGCCGATCAAAGATTTATGTTGGCGTCAGACAGAGCAGACACAACTACTCTTAAAGTTTCTGTTCAAAATTCTTCTTCTGATACAACCACAACGGTATATAATTTAGCCGAAGATATTTCTACTGTTACTGGAGACCAATCATCATATTTTTTACAAGAAGTAGAGGATGGAAAGTTTCAAGTTTATTTTGGTGATGGTGTAGTCGGTCAAGAATTGTCAGATGGAAATTTAGTAATTCTTGAATATGTTGTTACAAACAAAGCTGCTGCAAACTCTGCAAGTGTATTTTCTGCTCCAGGAGATATTAATAGTGTAAACAACATAACACTATCTACAGTTGCTGCAGCGATTGGAGGAGCCGAACCAGAAACTATTAAATCGGTTAGATATAATGCTCCTCTTGATTATTCTTCACAGGGTAGAGCAGTAACCATTGATGATTATAAATTAATCATTCCCAGAATATATCCAAACACTACATCTGTTCAAGTATGGGGTGGTGAAGATAATGATCCGCCAAGATATGGAGAAGTTTTTGCTTCCTTAAAGACTCCAAACAATACTAATCTGACAGAATCACAAAAAGAAACAATCATTAGAGGATTGGACAAATATAATATTGCATCTATTAGAGTTTCTATTTTAAATCCAGAAATTACATATTTAATTGTGAATTGTACTTTCAAATATAATTCTAGCAAAACTACAAAAACAAAAGATGATTTGGAAACTATTGTAAGAAATACTATTAATGAATATAGTGATGTTGACTTGGAAAAATTTGATGGAGTTTTTAGATATTCAAAACTTTCTAGAACAATTGACAATTCCGATACATCTATTCTCTCAAATGTAATGAGAGTGAAGATGAGAAAATCTTTTACACCTTTGATTAATAGTTCCACACAACAATACATTTTAAAATTTTCAAATCGCCTTTATCATCCACATGATGGACACAATGCAATGTTTGGAGGTATTACAGAATCTTCTGGCTTTAGAATAGCAAGCAATGCAAACACAGTTTATGTTGATGATGACGGAATAGGAAATTTACGATTATATTATTTGGTTTCAGGCTCACAAAGAATTTACATTGATAATCAAGTTGGGTCTATTAATTATGTTACAGGAGAATTAATTTTATTTTCTTTGAATATAGAATCCACATCAAATACAGATGGTACTGTAAGTTTTACAATGATTCCAAATTCTTATGATGTTGCACCAGTGAGAAATCAACTAATAGAAATTGATGCTAATGAACTTTTGGTCACAGGTCAAGTAGATACAATTGACACAGGAAATTCTATAGCAGGTACAGATTATACAACCACTGGAGTATTGTATTGAGATGAGTTCTACTATTCAAAATAAAATTTCATCATTAATACAAACTCAATTTCCTGAGTTTATACAAAATGACCATGTACAATTTGTACAGTTTCTAAAATATTATTATCAATTTTTAGAATCTGGAAAATTGACTATTGAAGGTGTTAATAGTTTTATTAAAATTGAAACGAACACACTTAATTATGTTTTAGATCAAAACGATGAAAAGATTGTTCTTGAAGAATCCACAATAAAATTTAAGATTGGTGAAACAATTGTTGGGCAAACATCTGGTGCTCAAGCAAAAGTTCTTGTTGATGATTTTGACCGCAATTCTTGTATTTTTATTTCTGCACAGCAATTGTTTATTCCTGGAGAAACAGTTGTTGGACAAACCTCTGGTGCTAAATCAGCTGTCATTTCCTATCAAGCAAATCCCGTTCAGAACATTCAACAGTTTTTAGACTATGTTGATGCTGATTATACAGTAACAAATTTTTTAGATAAGTTTCGTGATGCTTTTATGACTTCTTTGCCAAGCACTTTGGCATCAGGAATATCAAGAAGAAATTTGATCAAAAATATTAAAGATTTGTATGCAGCAAAAGGAACAACTGACGGACACAAATTATTCTTTAGAATATTGTTTGATGAAGAAGCGACAATCTTATATCCAAGAGATAATATTCTTCGTGCTTCAGATGGTGTTTGGTCTACAGATAAAATTTTAAGAGTTATTGAACTTGGAAATTCTAATTTTACAAATTTAATTGGGCAAAGAATTTACACACTAGATTCAGCTGAAAGAATTGTTTCTAGTGCGGTTGTTGTTACAGTTGTAAAGTTTAGAGAAGGATCAAACTTAATTGCTGAATTGAGTTTAGATGTTGATAGTATTGATGGTACATTTAATGTTGGTGATTTTGTTTATGGTATTGATAGTGTTTTAGATATACAAATTAGAGCTGAAGTTCAAAGTATTGTTACTGGATCAAATATTACTGATGCTGGATTTAATTATAAAGTAGATGATAGAATAATATTTGGTTCTGGTGGAAATAATGCTGCTGTTGCAAAAATAGATTCTGTAGGATCTGGATCTATTGATGAAATTATGATTGAAAGTGGTGGTAGTGGATATGAAATAGGAGATAAATTAAGTTTTGATACTACTGACACAGAAGGTGTTGGTACTGTTGCAAAAGTATCTGTAGTCGGTGGTTCTTTTTTATTAGAAGATGCTACCGATCCTTTTCATATGGTTACAGAAGATGAAGATAATATTATTACAGAAGACAATCTTTATTTACAACTAGAAACTAATTTAGATTCTGATTCATATTTAATAAAAGAAAATTTAGACACCATTATTATTGAGCCAGGTACTTTTTCTGAAGCAGTGGATGATACTTCATGGCATGATGAAGTTGGAGAAATTACAAGAATTAAAATAATTAATGGTGGTTATGGATACACTTCTTTACCTACAGTATATTTTGACCTTGAAGTAAGTCAAACCAATCCTACTCCAACAAATGGAACAGGTGCAAATTTATTTGCACTTTCTACTAGAACACCTGGTATTGGTCATGCTCAAGGTATAGCGATTACTAATTTCGGTTTACAATATACATCTTCTCCACCTATTAGTTTCATAACTAATTTGATTGTTAAGAATGTAACAGGATCTTTTTCTGCCGGTGATGATTTAGTTAGCCATCCAGGAACAGTAACTAATTATGATGCTTCCAGAAGATTATTGAGATTAAATACTTCTGGTAACTTTAAAAAGGGTGATATAGTACAAGGTATTGCAGGTCAAGCTGAAGTACATTTTAATGGTACTGGTACTGCTGAATCTATTGTTGGAACAATAGGAACTACAGTTGGAAATTTTGTGAATGAAAGAGGAAAAATTTCCAATGATGCAATGAGATTACAAGATAGTTATTACTATCAAGATTTTTCCTATGTTGCAAGACTAGGACAGTCAATCAATGAATGGAGATACAGTCACAGAAAAGCAGTTCATCCTGCTGGATGGAATGTATTTGGAGAAGTATCATTTTCTACATTATTGTTAGCTAGACCTACTGTAATGCAATCAACTGCTGTTGATGGTATTCCATTGCTTGATTTTGAAATGTTCTTCTCTAGAGTGTTCGGTAGAAGACTTGGAACAAAAACTGATGGTACTGAAAAATCACAAAATTCAAATGCAGATAAACAAGATCCAGATAACTTATTACCAGATGAACGTGATGTAACCCTGACAAATGAAACATTTGTAAGATTAAATACTAACAGAGGTTCACATCGTAATGGTTCTACTTTGGGTGATTTGGTACGATATGCATTTGCTGTTCCACCTCTTTTGACAAATGAAATTGCATATGATTATTTTGATCCTGGTGGAAGAAGAATTACAACTTCTTATAATCAAAATACTCTTGCTGAAGCCGATGCTCTTTTTGCTAATATTACCAAAGATTTATTTCCAATAAATCAGTTTAAACAATACACAATCAAAGCTGTATCTGATTATTTCTTTTTAAAATTAGATGATGGTTTAGGTAATAAAGGCGGAAAGATTCTTCTAGAAGATTATACTGATGCATATCAGTTTATAACAGAAGACCGTCTTGAAAATATTATCACCGAAGATGGTTTTAATCTTATAGGAGAAGAAGCGTCGGATGGATTCTTACAGACAGAAGAATTAGGAACACCTGAAAATGCTTTTAAAGTAAAACTCAACATTCCACCTCCTTCTGAAATCAGAGTTTATAAACCATATGATTGGAATGTTTTTGGTAATGTTTCTTTTTCTACTGTATTAAGGCTACGTCCGACAATTATTCAAACCATCATTGATGAGACAGCAACTGTTGTTGATGTTCTAAATGTGGAAGTTGATTATTCAACTAGATTGAATGTTGGTGCTAATACCATTGTACAAGTAAGTACAACATTGAAATTGAGTGATAATGCGGGTGCATTGTGGAAAGGTTCTTCTCTTGCAAACTTACCAAAATATGCATTTGTTGAATCTCCGGCTTCTGCTGATGAAGTCACATTGTATTCAATCTACCAATTCAAAGACCGTACCATTAAATCAGTTTCGGATTATTTCTTCTTGAAACTTACAGATGATGATAAGATAGTTTTGGAAGATTCTGGAGGATATCTGCAATCAGAACAACTGGGTATTCCGGATGAAGCATTCAATGTAAAAGTGAATGTTCCTCCAAGAGCTGAAATAGTAACTACATAAATAGTCTAAAAAAGAATGGTTCTTTTACTATTTGAATTATCATCATTTGATATAAATATAAATTAAAAGGGAATAAAAATTATGGCCGCTATTATTACTGAAAAGTTTCGCCTTCACAATGCGGAACAATTCTTAGAATCATTTTCTGAAGCATCTTCCAACAATTATTATTTGTTTATTGGTAAAAGTTCTTCATATACATCAGGAACAACTGGTGGTGATGATAATTCTCCTCCTGTTCCAAATGATGATATTGTAAATGAATTTAGGGCATGGGATGCAATGCTTGCATCAAAATTAATTTCATCTACTGATGTTGCGTATGTTATACCAAGAAAAAATTGGTCAAACAACACAAGATATGATATGTATAAGCACAACATCAGTCCATCAAATCTTGCTTCTTCATCAGCTTCTTCTCTTTGGGAGTCAGATTTTTATTTCATGACTTCTCAATATAAAGTTTATAAAGTTCTTGATAATGCAGGTGGAGCAACATATTCAGGTGCAGAACCCACATCCACACAAACTACACCATTCTTTTTGGGTGGATATTATTTAAAATATATGTACACTGCATCAGCATCATATATCACCAAATTTTTGACAAATGATTTTATTCCTATTGAAGAAGATACTACTGTAACCAATGCTGCAATTTCCGGTGCAATTGAAGTTGTAAGTGTAGAAGGTGGTTCTGGATATGATGATGGCACTTATTATTCTCCTATTGATGGTGATGGTTCAGGAGGAATTGTCCAGATAGTAATTACGGGTGGTGTAGTTCAAAGATTTGGTAGTACAAATTTCACAGAAATTTATGCCAAGGGTACAGGTTATACATATGCTTCTGTTGATTTGAATGATGTGTATTCTGATACAGGACTGACAAGTGCTGCATCAGTTGGTGCTGGAACAGGCGCTTCAATCACACCAATCATTTCTCCTTATGGTGGTCATGGATCTAATGTTTATGCAGAGATGGGTGGGCATTATGTAATGATGAATGCAAAATTATTGCAAGCAGAAGGTGATGATTTTACTGTTGCAAATGATTTTAGAGAAGTTGGTATTGTTGTGGATCCTTATGAATACGGAACAACAACATTATACACTGCTGCTACTGCAAGACAATCTTTTGCTGTAAAACTTGCAGCCGCACCTTTGACTGATTTTTCTATTGATGAAAAAATTACACAAGCAAATACTGGTGCGGTTGGTAGAATTGTTGATTGGGATGCCACGAATAATATCATTTATTATTTGCAAGAATATTATGCTGATTATGGATTGAATACAAGTGGCAATTATGTAGCATTTACTGGAACTGATATTATTACAGGTTCGGCATCAGGCGCAAACGGAACACCATCAACTCTTACGGGTGCCATTGCATTGACTAATGGAAATAATATAAATTTTACGAATGGTTATTCAAATCCTGAATTAGAACCATATAGTGGAAAAATTGTTTACAATGAAAAACGCAGACCTATTTCAAGAGCTGCGGATCAGACAGAAGATATTAAAATTATTGTTGAATTCTGAGAACTGAAAGTATTAATAAATGGAAAATACCAATTTAAATGTTAATCCATATTATGATGATTTTTCTGAAGATAGTAATTTTCACCGGGTGTTGTTTAGACCAGGTTATGCTGTACAAGCGAGAGAATTAACACAACTACAAACTATTCTTCAAAATCAAATTGAAAGACATGGTAGATTTGTTTTTAAAGAAGGAACAGTTGTAATTCCAGGCGCTCTTGGTTTTACAACTGATTATTATGCTGTAAAAATTCAATCAACATTTTCTAATAATGATATATCAGATTATATAAGTGAATATGTTGGTACAAAAATTACAGGAACAACATCTGGAGTAGTGGCTGATGTTATATCAGTAGAACCTGCCACTACAACAGATGAAATTACTCTTTTTGTAAAATACAAAGAATCTGGAACTGATAATGTTACCTCTAGATTTGTTGATGGTGAAAATATTTCTTCCAATGCATCTGTTGGTGGATTTGGAATAGGAATTGATTCTGCTACACTTGTAACAACTAATGCTACTGCAACAGGATCATCAGCAAATATTGAAGAAGGTGTATATTTTATTAGAGGACATTTTGTAAAGGTTTTAAAACAAAGAATTATTCTTGACAAATATACAAACACACCATCATACCGTGTTGGTCTTCTTATTACTGAAACATTAGAAACTCCTGAAGAAGATACAACTTTATTAGATAATGCACAAGGATCTTCCAATTTAAATGCAAAAGGTGCACACCGTCTTAAAATCTCATTGACATTGGCAAAGTTAGGATTGTCAGATGAAAATGATGAAAACTTTGTAGAACTTTTGCGATTAAAAAATGGTGTTGTACAGGAGAAATCAAGAACAACAGAATTTTCTATTTTAGAAGAAACTCTTGCAAGAAGAACCTATGAACAAAATGGTGATTTTATTGTTAAACCATTTGATGTACAGATAAGAGAATGTTTGAATGATGGATTTAATAATGGTGTATATCAAGAGGGAGATATTACTGAAAGTGGAAATGTTGCTTCTGAAGACTTTTTGACATTTCAAGTATCACCAGGTAAGGCTTATGTTCGTGGATATGAAGTAGAATCCATTGCTCCTAAATTTATTGATGTAAGAAAACCAAGATCAACTGATAGTTATAATGGAGCAATCACTCCTGTTGAAGTTGGAAATTATGTTGTTGTAAATAATGTGTACAGTGCACCAGAAATATCTCCTTATATTAGTGGTAGTATTGATGAGCCATATAGAGTTATAGAATTGTATGATACACAAAATACAACTCCAGGTGCATCTAATGGAACAAAAATAGGTTATGCAAGATCAAGAGCATTTGAAAACATAATTCCGTCTGGCACAAATGTTTTTGATTCTGATGCCACATTTAAGTTATATCTTTTTGATATACGAATGTTTACTAGACTTACTTTGAATGGAACACCTGCCAATGGTATTGTTCAAGGTGCAAAAATAACTGGTATAACATCCAAAGCAACAGGATTTGTTACAAGTGATTCATCAGGAACAAATGTTGTTCTTACTACAGTAACTGGTAATTTTCTTGTTGGCGAATCTATCAAATCAACTTCAGCCACTACAGCTGATGAAATTTTAGATGATGGTGCTACTGATTTAACTATTCAATCTATTAATATTTCAGATTTTAGTTCTGTAAAACAAGTTTATATGCCAAATGGTAATACAATTGATTTTACAGCAGATGTTGTTCTTCAAAATTCTTTTAATCTTACTGGATTTGTAACCAATTCTGGAACAACTATTAATGGTTTTCAAACTATATTTTCTACTGAATTAAGAACAGGAGATGTAGTTTCTTTTCCATCTGGAGCTTCTGGTGCTCTTGAAGATAGAGTTGTCACTGTAGTTAGTGATACAGAATTGACTATTCCAACCGTTCTCTCCAATACTGTTACATCAGTAACTGCTACAAGAAAGAGGTCTCAATTAGTAGATCAAAATAAAAATCTTCTATTAAGAAAACTTCTTAAAAAATCTATCAAAACTCTTAAAACAGAAAACAATAGTGGAGTTTCTGATAGTACAGTTACCATCAGAAGATCCTTTGTAGGACAAACAAACAGTACAGCTGGTGAATTAGCATTTACTGTAGGATCAAATGAAACATTTGATGCAGTAGATAATATCAACTATAGTTTGGTAATATTGTCACCTGGAACCGGATCAGGTGTTGCTGGTCAGATTGTGAATTTGAATGATGTATCTGTTCAAAATAATTCTAATAGTTTGACAATTACTTCTGCTGCTATTTTTGGTAACGGTGCAAGTGTTAGATTAATAGCGACTGTTACAAGAACCATAGTAGAAGAAAAGACTAAAAACAGAAATCGTATGACTATGGTTTTGGTAGATAATGATGGAATTACACATGCGGCTGAATATGGAACTTCTGCACACCATAAAGAAATAAGTTTAGGTTATGCTGATGTTTTAAAAGTACATGCGATTTATGATTCAGAAGATGCTGGTACAGATCCAGTTTTGCCTCAATGGACGTTGGCAAGTAGTACAAGTGTTTTTATCAAAGGAGAAATAATTACAGGACAAACATCAGGTGCTAAAGGTAGAATTATTAATCCTTCTGGTAATATAACTTTTATTCCTCTTAATACTATTTCATTCTCTTCAGGCGAAACAATTAAAGGTGGAGAAAGTCAAGTAACAGCTGTTCTAGATACATTTACTGCTGGATCAAAAGATATTACAAACAGATATGTTCTTGATACAGGACAAAGAGATAATTATTACGATATTGGAAGAATTGTTAGAAAATCGGATTCTGTAGAACCAATAGGCAGATTGTTGGTTGTTTTTGATTATTTTTCACATATTGGTTCTGGAGATTTTTTCACAGTTGATTCTTATTCTACTATTGACTATAAAGACATTCCAACATACACTGCTACAAGAGTAGATCCAGAAGTGAGAGAACCCACAGGTGAATATGATTTAAGGGATACAGTTGATTTTAGACCTAGAGTAGCTGATGCTACATTCTCTTCTCCAACAGTACAAGTTCAAAATCAAGATGCTCACAAAGTAACGGGAATGTCATTTAATTTTCAAGATAGAAAATTTTTTGGAGATGGTGTTTCTGTAATAAACATTCCAAAAGACAATTCAAATTTTGGATATGATTTTGAATATTATCTAGGTAGAATTGATTCATTCACAATCACACCTACTGGTGAGTTTAAAGTTATTCAAGGAACTCCATCTGAAAATCCTGCTCCTCCAAAAATGGCAGAAGGTGGATTGAAACTTGCAGAAAACAATGTGGCTCCTTTCATGGTGAATGTGAAAGATGCAATCACAAATAAAGAAGTCAAAAAGAAATATACTGCTGCTGATTTAGGTAAACTTGAATCAAGAATATCAAATATTGAATATTATACTGCTTTAAATTTACTAGAAAAAGATGCTCAATCATTTGAAATAATAGATGAAAATGGTTTGAATAGATTCAAATCAGGATTTTTGGTTGATAACTTTACCGGACATTCTGTTGGTGATGTTTTACATCCAGATTATAATGTTTCAATTGATATGGAAAATAGAGAATTACGACCTAAATTTTATATGAAAGGTATTTCTCTTTTAGAAGAAAATACAACTGATGCAGAAAGGTCAAATGATTTTTATAGAAAAACAGGTGATCTAATTACACTTCCTTATGAAGATGTAGTCACTGTTCAACAGCCTTTTGCTACAAGAGTTGAAAATCTAAATCCAGTTTTGAATTTTTCTTGGAATGGAGTTTGTAAACTTTCACCTTCTGGTGATGAATGGTTTGAAGTGAATCTTCTACCAGATTTGATTGTCAATAGAGAAGGTAATTTTGATACGGTTTTCGCTCAAAACAGAAATGCTATTGGAACTGTCTGGAATTCATGGCAGACCCAATGGAGTGGTCAAATACAAAGAACGAACAATACACAATGGAGTGGAAGACAGCTTATACAAAGAACTGTCACAACAGAAACAGGTGTTAGTACCAGATCAGGAATTCAAACTTCTGTTGTTGCACAGATAGATGAGCAATCTTTGGGTGAAAGAGTTATTTCTCAGGCACTCATACCATTTATTCGTTCTAGAAATGTAACATTTAATGTTACAGGAATGAAACCAAGAACCAGAGTTTATCCTTTCTTTGATAGAACTAATATTGCTGCTCATGTTACACCAAGTGGCGGAAATGCTGGAGATGCATTGATCACTGGAGCATCTGGATCTTTGCAGGGTACATTCTTAATTCCGGATCCAAATGTAAGAGGTAATCCACAATTCAGAACAGGTGAAAGATTATTCAGACTTACATCTGATGCAAATAATGGAGAAACCAATGTAGAAACATTTGCTCAAGCCATATATTCTGCAACTGGTATTTTGAATACTGTTCAAGAAACAATCATTGCAACAAGAAATGCAAGAGTTGAAGTAAGAGATGTTTCTCAGACAACAAATAGCACCCGGCAGACTGTACAACAAAGAACAATTGCTTGGAGAGATCCAATTGCTCAATCTTTCACAGTAAATACCGATGGTGGTGAATACATCACAAAATTAGATGTATTCTTTTCACAAAAAGATGATGACATTCCGGTAACCTGTCAAATCAGAGAAATGGTAAATGGATATCCTGTTTTAAATGTTTTGCCATTTGGTTCAACAACATTAGAATCAAGTCAAGTATCTGTTTCTGAAGATGCATCTGCTGCTACTACATTTACTTTTGATTCTCCTGTATATCTAAAAGAAGGTATTGAATATTGTATTGTATTACTGACCAATTCTGACAAATATTTGGTTTGGATTTCTAGAATGGGTGAACAAGAGGTAAGTGGTACAAGATTAGTTTCTGAACAGCCTTATCTTGGTGTACTTTTCAAATCACAAAACAATTCAACTTGGTCAGCGTATGATTTTGAAGATTTGAAATTTACACTTTACAGAGCATCATTTAATACATCAGCAACTGCTAATGTTGTATTTCATAATGATGACCTTCCTGTGAAAACACTAGATGAAAATCCAATCAGAACTTTTGCGGGTAGCAATATTGTAAAGATTTATCATCAGAATCATCATATGTATCATACATCAAATAATGTACAAATTTCTGGTGTAACTTCTGATGATGGTGTTAATTTAAATGGTATTCCATTGACTGAAATTAATGCTACTCATTCTTCTATAAGTAATATTGAAATAGATTCTTATACAATTACTGTGACAACAAACGCAACCGCAAGTGGATTGAGTGGTGGATCTTCTGTTACTGCAACAGAAAATGCGTTAATGGATCAAGTACAAACTCTTTTTCCTGTAATTGAACATCCTGAAACATCTATCTCATTGAAAATGGCCTCAACTTCTGGGACATCACCAGACGGCAATCAAGTGCCATTCTTAAAAGATGCTACTATTAATGCAAAATCAATTACGATAAACGAAAATTATTATTTCACTAATCCAAGAATGATATGTTCAGAGTTGAATGAAACTAATGAATTGAGTGGTTCTAAATCATTGGATTTAATTTTTACAATGGAAACAACTGTTGATAATTTATCACCAATAATTGATACAGATAGAAAAACATTGGTTGCGGTCACAAATAGACTGAACAATGTTTTAACTGATGCTGACATTTATCCTTCAGAAGAATTCATAACAGCAAATGATCCTGAGGGTGATAGTCTTGAAACAGTATATGTCACTAAAAAAGTTCAACTAAAAACTCCTGCTTTGGCCATTAGAGTTATTCTATCGGCTGTGCAATTGGCATCTTCTAACATTGAGGTTATGTATAAAACACTCCGGTCTGATGATGCAAGTGACTTTGATGAAATTGGTTGGACATATTTTAATACAAATGGTGATCCTGATACTTTTGTCAATTCTTCTACTACAAATGATGATTTTCTAGAGAGGGAATATACTGTAAATAACCTTGAAGAATTTATTGCATTTGCTATTAAAATAAGAATGAGAGGTACAAACAGTTGTGAAGTTCCAAGAATTAAAGACCTCAGAGCAATTGCGCTGGCAACATAAGATAGGTATTTAAAATGGGCGCATTTGTAAAGGTGGAAGGACATTCTGATTTAGAAAGAGATAAAAATTCAAACGCTATTATCAATACAAATTTTTCAGCATATGAAGCAGCTAAGAAAAGAGCAACCGCTGAAAAAAGAAAAAATGATGATATTAGGGATGCAATAAGAGATATAAATATTCTAAAGAATGAGATGAAAGAAATTCGTTCACTTTTAATAAAAATGGTAGAAAGCAAAAACAATGGCAATTCATAATATCCCAGCAAGTTCTACATTTGAAGAATGGAGAGTAGACTATAATAGTCTATCAGTAGATTTAGGTGATTTTAATGCAGGTGTGACAGGTAGTATTGCATCTGGTTCTGCTACACACACTACAGCTGAGAATGCAGTAGAATCATTAGTTGTTGACATAAATTCTATTCTTGATGGAACCCACCAATTTACTGGTGAAGTCACCTTTCAATCAAATGTAAATATTAATGGAGACCTTACACTTGATGGTAATATTACCATTGGTGACCAAACTTCAGATACTCTCACCATTACTGCTGGACTAGATAGTAATTTAATTCCTGATGCTACTAACACTTATGACATAGGATCTTCATTAAAGGGTTGGAGAAATCTTTTTGTTACAACAGAAGCTACTCTTGCATCAGCAAAAGTTTCTGACCTTACATCTGACAGAATTGTTCTTGCTGGTGTAGATGGTGCATTGGAAGATGATATAAATTTTACCTTTGACGGGACAACATTAAACATAGGACCAACCGGAGAATTTACTGTTGATGTTGCTTCTGGAAACACACAAGTCAAAGGTACTCTTGATGTAGATGGTCAAGGAACAATTTCTAGTTTGAATGTTCAGGATTTAACTGATAATCATATTGTATTATCTGGACTGAATGGTGAATTAGAAGAAGATGCAAATTTTACTTTTGATGGAACTACATTTAATATAGGTTCCGCAGGAGAATTTACTGTTGATGTTGCTTCTGGAAATACTTTTATTAATGGTACATTGGAAACAAATGGTCAAGCAACACTTGCTACAGTTGTTGTCGAAAATTTAACTTCTGGAAGAATTGTTCTTGCTGGTACAAGTAGTGCATTAGAAGATAATACAAATTTGACTTTTAATGGAACTACACTGACCGTCACTGGAGACATTTCTGCACAAGATTTGTATGCATCAAATATTGTTTATTTGCAAGGAACAACTGGTTCCACAAGCACAACAACTGGTACACTGATTGTTTCTGGTGGTACTGGTATATCTGAAAATCTTTATGTTGGTGGTGATATTAATGCAACTGGTGCTATTAATGCTAGTTCTGTTAATGTGAGTGGCGGAGAATCTTTAGCAACAACAGGATTTTCTATCGCAATTTCTGTTGCGCTGGCGTAAAGTCTCATAAATAGAATTATAAAGGAAAGATAGTAGAATGGCAAATAATTTTAAAAATGCTGGTGCAAGTGGTGTTAGTACATCAAGTGGTTCACCAACTACAATTTATACATCAAATAATGGTGGTGCTGTAAATTCCATTCTGATTGAATTGGATGTGGCAAACACAGGAACAAGTGCTGTTGCGGCATCAGTTCTTTTGTATGATACTTCTGCTTCGGCATCATATCATATTGTCAAGGATGCTCCAATTCCTGCTGGATCTACGATGAAAGTAGTTTCTGGACAAAAAATTGTTTTGAATGGAGATGATGAAATTAGAGTTCATGCTACTGCTGCAACAGTAGATGTTGTGGCCTCAATCCTAGAGGATGTAAGCTAAAATGTCATACATAGGTTATCCGTACGTTACTGACCAAGCATATAATCTAGAATTTGAAGGTCAATACGTCAAAATACCAAACGGAACAACTGCACAAAGGTCTACTATTCCAGTTGCAGAAGCAGGAATGTTTCGGTTCAATACAGATGAAAGTTCCTTTGAAGGATATGATGGTTCTGAATGGGGTAGTATTGGTGGTGGATTTGAAGGCGCATTCACTTTAGCAAATTCAACAGTACAAACAATCTATCTATCAGCATTGCCATTCTATCTTGAGAATGGCAATTTTTCACCAATTTGTTTGAAAGCAGGTGTAGTTCCTTTCTTACTTGCTGATGGAGTAACAGAAATAGAATATAAGGTAAACTAAAATGGCAAATGTAGAATTAGTAAAAGCAATCAAAAATGGTAATGTTGTTACCAGTCTAGGAGAATTGGCAGCAGGTGATACTGTTACTATGAAAGGTGATGGAAGTACAGTTGCAGGTGCATTGGCTTTAAACAATGCTGCAAATACATTTTCTACAACTCTTCAATCAGGTGCAGTTTCATCCAATGTTACATTTACACTTCCTACTGCTGATGGTACACCAAATCAAGTTATAAGAACAGATGGAAGTGGAAATCTTTCATTTGTGAATGATACCGATACAGGTATTGTTAGTGTACAAGAAGATACAAGTCCTGTGCTTGGTGGCAATCTTGATGTAAATGGAAATTCTATTGTCACTGCTTCAAACGGAAATGTTACATTCCAACCAAATGGAACAGGAGTTGTTGACTTTAAAAATGATAATACACAAGTAAGTGAAGTGAGATTGTATTGTGAATCAAACAATTCTCATTATGTAGCAGTAAAATCTGCTGCTCACGCTAATCTTAGTAGTAGTGGAAGTGTGACTTTGACATTACCAGCAGAAACAGGAACAGTTTCAACTCAATCTTATGCAACAGGAAAAGCAGTTGCATTCTCAATCGTCTTTGGCGGATAATTTTATAAAAGGAAAATAGAAAATGACAAATATTGTAAATGTAGCTTCTATCTATGGACGTATAGCACATATCGC